AGATAAATCAAAGTCAGATGCTCTTTTTGCAGTAACCTTTGCCAAAGAAGGAAAGAACATTGATGATTGTATTACCTATATTCTGAATACAGTACAGGTATCCGGATGCAACGGATTCGCTGACGAAGAAATCTTCAGTATGGCGGTACATTACTACGATGAGGATAAAATTGAAATCGGAAAGCCTACTACCGGCACCGGCAGGGTGATTGTGAATCATGAAATAGTATTGACAGAGGAAGAGAAGGTTGTAGCCAGAGCGGATGTTTTAAAACTGTATCAGGATGAAATACTGGCAGCAATGAGAAAGAAAACAAAGCCGGATACGATTAAAAAGGAAACACAATTTGTTCAAACAAGCCTCTTCTAATCATGCAGCCTAAAACAAAACTTCAAAATAGGGTAGTTGAATTGAGTAGTAAGCTACCCGCAATTACTGAAAAGCAAAAGGTCTGGGCATTTGAAAAGTGCTTTGATAATTATGTGGTAAGGTCAAGGAATACATTGTACTGCCTTGAGTGTGGTCACTCCTGGAAAGATTTAGCCGTTTTAGTATCATCCATATGTGGGTGTGCATGCCCGAATTGTGGGGAAAAATTGAAAATGTGTACTTCTTACGATCGCGTATTAAATGATTCAGCATATTTTGCCATAATCACAACCAAGGGTGATATGCAGGTTGTTAGAATATTCTGGGTAAGTAAATTAATGAAAAAATTAAAAGTTCCTTATTGTTCAATTAGTGAAGTCATGCAGCACTGGATTGATCCGACCGGTAAAGTAGAAACCTTATCAAAAAAAGTACAGTCATTTACACAATGTTTTGATCAGTGGGTATTTGATAGCGAATTGGAAATAAGATCAGAAACCCGGAATTCATGTCTTAGGTATGGTTTGGGTCCATACAAGATCTATCCAGGTAAAAGCATACTGCCAGTCATAAAACGAAACGGTTTCAATCATGAACTGCACGGATTTACACCGCACAATTTATTCTCATGCATATTAAGGGATCCGAAGGTTGAGACACTCCTTAAAGCCGGTCAATTTGAAATGTTATTGCGTTCGCAATCATCGGATTTTGACAAGTACTGGCCATCCGTAAAAATATGCATCCGGAACGGCTATATTATCAAAGATGCAAGCATGTGGTGTGATCATATCAATATGCTGAAAGATTCTGGTAAGGACATTCACAATGCAAAATACGTATGCCCGGCTGATCTAAAAGCAGCTCACGGGATACTGATTGAAAAAAGAAGGATTATTTGGGAACGTGAGGAATTTGATAAGCAGGTGAAAAAGATCGCAAAATTGGAAGAAGAATTCAAGAAAGAAAAGGGAAATTTTTTCGGCATCCAGTTCTCAGATGGGTTGATAGATGTTATTGTTCTGGATAACATAAGGGAATATCTGATCGAAGGGAATGAACTTCACCACTGTGTCTTTTCAGGGAAATACTATAACAGACCAAATTCGCTGATCCTATCTGCAAGAAAGGGTGATAAACGACTTGAAACGATTGAAGTGTCGTTAAAAACCATGGATGTCGTGCAGTGTAGAGGTTTGCTAAATGAAAATACTGAATATCATGACCAAATTGTTAATCTGGTTCGAAAAAATATCAATGTTATTCAAAAAATAAAACGTACTAATCAATAACTTGAATTTGCATAAGGTACCCTAAATACTTATGCTTTTTAACACAATATTCAAAAAATATTATTACAACAATTCACGTTAAATTATTAAAATCAATTAACTATGACACAATTTCACGGAAAAGCAATCTATCATCCTTCAGGAAAAGCTGGAGAATACAGTTATTGGGCTTGTAATCTTTTCAATGGTTGTAGTGCTAAATGCAATTATTGTTATAATAGAAGAGGAAGAGCCGCCAAAGTTTTAGGTGGAGATTCTCCGACTCTTAAAAAGTGTCTTATTGATGAAGATACTGCATTCGATATTTTTTCAAATGAAATGTTTTCAAATGAAATTGAACTCAGAAAACATGGCTTGTTATTTAATTTTGTTTCTGATCCATTTTTGCCGGAAACATCGTTTTTAAATCTTCGCTGTATGCGCCTTTGTGTTTGGAATGATATTCCTGTAAAGGCACTTACAAAACAAACCTGGTGGATAAATCATTTTTTAAATTTTCTTGATTTAGAAGAGGAATGCCACACGTGGAATAAGAAACATCTTTTTGCCTTTGGATTTACACTGACCGGGCATGATGAATTAGAACCAGGAGCTGCCACAAATGTAGATAGGATTAGATCAATGGATGTTTTAAGCAGAGAAGGGTTTAAAACATGGGCATCTATTGAGCCAATCATTGATTTTGAGAGTAGTTTTAAAATGATTGTTGGCACTCATGGAATTTGTGATCTGTATAAGATTGGCCTTGAAAGCGGGAAAAAATATGATAAAAATTTAGCGCTTACATTTTTGTCGAATGTAATTCTTGTGGCCGGAGGCAATGGCTCAAAGATTTATTTTAAAGATTCTATTTTAAAGCTTTTAGGAATTTCAAGAGAAAGCCTAAATAAATATGATTGTTGTGTAAATAGTGACTATAACCTTTTTGAAAATTAAGCCATGAAAAGGCCAGAAATAGACAATCAGGTTGTGATTCGAGCTGAAACCATGTATGAGCAATTACTTGCCGGATATATCATTAAACAACACGAATATATCAACTTTCTTGAATCTGAATTAAATAAAATAGAAGTACCTGAAGTTACAGGAGATTTTAAAACAGTCACATTCAGATCAAAGCTATGACAGATTCATCATTGTTTGTTACTAAGCATCTTAATAAATTGACTATCAATTTATTAAGATGCTGTTATTTTTTAAAGTAAAAAGTAAACTTTGTTTACCTGATCCCGATTGCCGATATCAGAAATTTGCTACGAAAACAAATTGATCTGATATGTCAATCTTCGGTTATCGCATAATGAAAGAATCCAACGTCCGCGGCCTCGTGGAGGATGTGATTGCCGATCGGTTTGCATCTATTCAAAATATTTCAGCCTCAGGTATATCAGTCAATTCTGAAACCGCCCTAAAATTTTCAGCCGTTTGGTGTGCAGTCCGAATTCTTTCCGAAATTCCAGCGTCGCTTCCTAAAACTATCCGCACACAAAACCCCGATGGATCATTTATTACTCTTTTAAATGATCCGGTTGCTCAGGTACTCGAATTTCCTAATGAGTATATGACGGGCTTTGATTTTCACGAAATAATGAATGCCTCGTTGCAACTTCGTGGTAATGCTGTCGCTGTTATTTTCCGCGATCGTAACGGGTACCCGGTTCGTTTAATTCCGGTCGATTGGTCAGGGGTTAACGTATTAATGAATGATGGCATAGTCGTTTATAAAATATCCGACTGGCTTTACAACATTTATGGTACTTTTTTTGCCTCAGATGTCATTCATTATAAGCTATTTTCAAAAAATGGATTAGTTGGTCGCTCCCCAATTCAACTTGCAAAGGATAATATCGGCCTCGCTTTGAGTGCCGAAAATTACGGTGGTGAATTTTTTCGAAAAGGTGGAAACCATAAGGCGGTTATCGAAACATCAGCAGACTTTAAAAGTTATACCGAATATGCTGCCTGGCGCGAAAAATACGATAAAGAACATTCCGGTTTAGGTTCTGATCATGGTACACCTATTCTACAGCGTGGAATGACGTACAAACAATTAACAATGAGTATGGAAGACGCACAATTTATTGCCACGCGTCAATTTTCAATATCAGATATTGCGCGGTGGTATAATATCCCGGCTCACTTACTTCATGATCTTTCGCGCGCGACTTTTTCCAATATCGAACATCAGGATCTGCAATTTATTAAGTATTCACTTCGTGGATTGATCACGCGACAGGAAAAGGAGTGGGAATATAAAATGTATTCACCGGCGCAACGCAATAAATACGATGTAAAATTTGATATGGACGGTCTGGCGCGTGGTGATATGGCCGCACGGTCGAGCTATATCAATGCGATGGTTAATGGTGGAATTCTTACACCCAACGAAGGACGCGCCGTCGAAAACCGTGCACCGCTGCCCGATGGTAATAAAATACGCATACCGCAAAACATTGCCGGTAAACCGGCCACACCACCAAAAGAATCCGATCCAAACATAAAATAAAATGGAAACAAAACAAGTAACATTTGGTCAGGTTCGGGAAATCCCGAAAAACGTTGAAGAAACGCGAACAATTCCTTTCGTAATTTCTGACGCAACGAAAGATCGTCATAATACTATTTTTAGTATGAATGGTTGGGATTTATCAGCTTATCAGCGTAATCCGATTGTCGGATATCAGCACAATGTTTTGGGTGGTGGAATGTGCGACGGTCCTGATCCTGATTATGTAATTGGTCGAAGTTTAGTATCAATCGAAGGTAG